ATGAGAGATAAAAAAGCTGGAGATAGAGTTCAATATCAATGTATTAAATCAAAAGCTAACATAGAAATATATATGGGAGAAAAGAAGATAACATCTTTAATATTAGAATAATATGACAGACGAAGATAGGACATACAAAAACGAAGTGAGAATTTATAATGATAGATTGGGTAGTAGAAAAGATAGGAAAAATATCAAGGTCAATATTCCATTGGACTTGGAGAGTACAAACCCACAGGAAATATTACAAGAACAGGAAGAATGATAAATGAATTTTATATTAACCATGTTTATCTGTGCAAGTACAGCACAAGGAATACAATGCTTACCACCTGTCAAATTTGATATTTTATATAAAGATGGATATGATTGTATGGTAGATGGTTATATAAAAGCACACGACAAATTAGTTGCAATAGGTAGGGATGAAATTAACAAAAATAAGATATTCATAAAGTTTGGTTGTTATGAAGATTTCTCTAACAAAAAGTCAACATAAAGTAAGTCAATCTAAAAAAAGATTCAGAGTTCTTATATCAGGTAGAAGATTTGGTAAGACCTATCTTTGTATTACTGAAATGATGAAGTATGCAACGAAACCTATGCAGAATATCTGGTATGTTGCACCTACCTTTAAGATGGCTAAAGAAATATGCTGGTCTAATCTTAAAATAATTCTAAACGAGTTTAATTGGATAGAAGATATTAACGAAACAAATCTAACCATAAGAATCAAGAAATCCAATAGTGTTATAAGCTTAAAATCAGCAGATCAACCTGATGCTTTAAGAGGTACAGGAATTAACTTTTTAATATTAGATGAGTTTGCCGATATTGATAAACGAACATGGTTTGAAGTATTAAGGGCCTCTATTGCTGACACTTTAGGAGATGTTTTATTTACAGGAACACCAAGAGGTTATGGTAATTGGTCTTATGAAATGTATCTTAAAGGAAAGCAAGATGAAGAATGGGAGAGTTTTCAATTTACTACACTACAAGGTGGAATGGTTGATAAGCAAGAACTTGAACAAGCTAGATTAGACCTTGATGTTAGAACATTTAGACAAGAATTTGAGGGTACATTTGAGAACTATGCTGGTGCTGTTTATTATAACTTCCATCCTGTTGAAAGTGTTAATGATAAACAAATAGATTGGAAGAAACCTTTACATATTGGGATGGACTTCAATGTTGACCCAATGTCTGCTTGTGTAGCACAAATAGAAAAAGAAAAGATTTATTTTGTTGATGAGATAGTGATTTATTCAAGTAATACTGATGAAATGTGCCAAGAAATACATGATAGATATGGAACTAAAATACCTATCTTCATTTATCCTGACCCAGCTTCAAGACAAAGAAAAACATCTGCTGGTGGGAGAACAGATTTAAGTATTTTGCAAAATGCTGGATTTAAAGTTAAAGCTAAATTCAAACACACTTCAGTTCGTGATAGAGTCAATGCAGTTAATTCAAGACTCAAAGATTCTTTAGGAAAGAGATATATTTTTGTTTCACAATCTTGCAAAACATTGATAAAAGGATTACAAAGACAAATATACAAGGAGAATACAAATATTCCTGATAAGGAAGATGGTTACGACCACATGAATGATGCTTTGGGTTATTTAATAGATTATGTAAAACCACTAACAATCCAAGCAGCTTATAGTCAACCTCAAAGATGGAATATTAAGCAAAGGCAATATGGCATACAGCAAAGATCAAACAATAGATACTCATAAAGATTTTAAAGAAACGATAAGTAATTGGGAATATTATATTAGATCGTATAATGGTGGGTATGACTATATGGTCGGTCAATATTTAAACAGATATAATTTAGAACTTGACAACGAGTTTAATCAAAGACTTGCAAACACTCCTTGCGACAATCATTGTAAAAATATTATTCAAATCTATTCTTCATTTCTTTTTAGAGTAAAAGCTTCAAGAGATTTTGGAGATATGGCAGATGAAGCTAGTTTAGAAACTTTTATGAAAGATACTGACCTAGATGGAAATAATTTTACAACAGTTATGAAACAAGCCCAAAATTATGCTTCAATTTATGGACATTGTTTTTTAATTTTAGACAAACCAAAAGTTATTACAAAAACAAAAGCCGATGAACTGCAACAAGACATTAGACCTTATCTTTCTATTGTAACTCCTGAAAATGTTTTAGATTGGAATTACAAAAGAGAGGTAAATGGAAAATACTCTTTGGATTATTTAAAAGTGCGAGAAGAAGTTGATAGAAGTGGTGGAACTTATTATAGAATGTGGTTTCCTGATAGAATAGATACTGTTTATTTAAAAGCAGATGGTTCAGAACCAACTTTAATAGATACTGCCGATAATCAGATTGGTAAGATACCAGCAGTTATCTTATACAATGCCAAATCGCACAAAAGAGGTATTGGCCAATCTGACCTAACTGATATTGCTGATTTGCAGAAAGCAATCTACAATGAGTTCTCTGAAATAGAGCAACTTATTAGATTAACAAATCATCCATCATTAGTTAAGACTCCATCGGTAAATGCTAGTGCTGGTGCTGGTGCAATAATAGAAATGCCTGAAGAAATAGAACCAAATCTTAAACCATATCTATTACAGCCATCAGGTTCTAACTTACAATCTATTATGGATTCAATAACTAAAAAGGTTGAAGCTATAAATAGAATTGCACATACAGGAGCAGTAAGAACAACAAGAACACAAGTATCATCAGGAATAGCTTTACAAACAGAATTTGAATTACTTAATGCTAGACTTTCAGAAAAAGCAGATAACCTACAATTAGCTGAAGAACAATTATTTAAACTTTATGCTCTATTTCAAAACACAGAATTTAATGGAGAAATAAATTACCCAGATTCATTTAACATAAGAGATTACTCAACTGACCTTATGTTCTATCAACAAGCAAAAGCAATCAATGTTAAATCTCCTACATTAGTTAAAGAAATAGATAAAGAAATTGCAAGAGCAGTAGTAGATGATGATGCAAAACTAAATATTATTTTTGATGAGATAGATACAAAACCTGAAGTTGGAGAATTTACCCAAGACGAAGTTGAGAAAGAAACAGTAGAAGAAGAAGAAGTTTAAGGCGACCATATTTCAGATCGCCTTAATTTTAAAGTTAATCTATTCTTTTCTTTTGCCAACTATTAGATTTTACTTTATACTTTTTCTCTATAACTTTTTGAATAGAGTGCCAAACATCACTTTCTAATTTTGTATCTGGTATTTTTGAAGTATCAGTAACAAGATAATCAACACAACCTCTCCTTTCAGTTATTTTAATAGTAATAGTTTTTTCATTTACTATTTCATTTGGAAAATCAAACATTAGTTTCATAGCCAAATCTAATGCTGGTGATTTACCATCTGATGGTGAAGCTAAATTATTTTTTTTGTTATTCATATATTTTACCTCCTTTCTTTTTTATTTACCCATTATACCACACGCACTTTTTTAGAATGCTCTAGAATCTAGCAAAGTGAATTATGGCAAAAAATAACTCGCATGGCAGTAAGAGAAAAAAAATGAAAAAAAAGCTTTTTTGAGTTTTTGAGTTTTTTATGATAGATAAAGTTTATGGCAGATATAACCCAAGAAATGACAGCTTATCGAATCAAGCAAATTGAATTTGCTGAAGCTGAATATTATGAACAACTTACAAAAGTTTTAGATAAGATAGAAGATGATGTAACTTCTTTAGCTGGAAAATCTTTACCCACAACAGATGGAAAGCTAATTGAGTTAAGAGCAGCAATAGCAATAAGACCACAAATCAAAGCTATCTTGGAAAGAGAATATCTAGCTTGGTCAGATACAGTTGTTAGAGAGGGTTTTAATAAACAAGCCAAAAGAGTTGAAAGAGCATTTAAAACAATAGGAAGAATACCAAAAGAATTTCAAGAATTAACTAAAGGCGATCTAGCTTTAATACAAAATTTAAAACAACAATACTTTACTCAATTCAAAGACATATCAAATACCTTTACAAGAACATTGGCAGATAAGGTTTATCAAAATACTTTATTAGGAAGTGAATTTACTGTTTTAGAAAAAGAATTAAGACAATCAATTAATGGAATATATGCAAGTTCAAAAGACCCTGAAATTAATAAATTAGTGAACTTTGTTAAAAAGAACAAAAACAGAAAATCAATGCAATCTAAAGTAGATAAAGCAGTTGCCAAATTACAATCCAAATTTGGTAGAGATCGTGCTGGGGAGAATATGAAAAGATATGCTGGACAGCTATTAAACGACTCATTAAGGGATTTTGATGCTACTTTAAACTTCAATAAAGCTAATGATGCTGGACTTACTTTTGTTAAATACTATGGAGATATTATTCCAACCACTAGAGAGATTTGCAGAAATCTTGTAAATGGAGTATATAACAAAAGGAAAGGTGGACTTTTCACAATTGATGAAGTCAGAAAACTTTGGACAAGTAGAAGTTGGTCAGGTAAAAAATCTGGCAATCCTTTAGTTGTTCGTGGTGGTTATAATTGTCGTCATCAATGGTCTTATGTCAATCCTGATTGGTATGACAGTAAAGGCGAACTAATAATATAAAAAAGGAGAAAAATATGTCCGAAGAACAAAAGGTAGTTGCACCTCAAACGCAACAAACAGAAGCACCAAAAGAAGAAGTAAAAGTAGAAACACCAAAGCAACAAACTTTTACACAAGAGCAACTAGACAACATTATTAAATCAAGACTAGAAGCTGAAAAAACAAAACATCAAAGACAGATAGATGAAGTTAAAAGGCAAGAAGAAGAAGCTTTAAAAGCTAAACAAGTTCAAGAAGCAAAGTCAAAAGCTGAACTTGAAAAGCTTATGAAACAGAGAATATCTGAAAAAGATACTGAAATTCTTAAATATAAAACTGAAATTAAGAAAGAAAGAATTGATAATTCAGTATTATCTGTTGCATCCAAGCATAAAGCTATATCGCCATCCCAAGTAGTATCTTTATTAAAAGATGATATTAAATTAAATGATGATGGGAGAGTTGAAATACTTGATAATAATTCAAATATTCGTTATAACTCTAAAGGAGAATTATTAACGATTGAAGAAAGAGTTAAGGAATTTTTAGATGCTAACCCACATTTCCGACAAGGGTCTTTAGCTGGTTCAGGAAGCCAGAGCAGCATCGAGGGTAAAACTGTAAAACCTTTCAATATTCAGGATTTAGATATGAGTAAGCCAGAAGATCGTGCTAAATATTCAGAGTATCGAAAAGAACGAGATTCAAAACCTACTCAAATTAATTTAACAAATAAATAATAAAGGACAAAAACAATGGCAAACGAAAGCACAAGTTCTACACTCTCGGAATTATATACTGAGATTGTAGCAGAAGCATTATTCGTAGCAAGTGAGAAATCAATTATGAGACCTCTTGTAAAGAATTATGCAATATCAGGTGGTGGAAAGTCAGTTGAAGTTCCAATCTATGCAGCAGTAAGTGCAGCAGCAGTATCGGAAGCATCTGATTTATCTAACACAGCAATCAATCCAACTTCTGTAACTATTACAGCATCAGAAAATGGAATAATGACTACTCTTACAGATTTAGCAAGAAACTCTGCACCAAGAAATGTTGCAGCAGATATTGGTAAATTATTTGGAGATGCGATTGCACAAAAAATAGACAAAGACTTAACAGCATTATTTGATGGTTTTAGTACAGCAGTAGGTTCTGGCTCAACAGCTTTAACTGCTGCATTAGTATTTCAATCAATTGCAAATGTAAGAAATGCTGGAGTTTCAATGGATGGTGTATCAGCAGTTTTACATCCTATGGTAGCTTATGACTTAAAAGCTAATTTGACTAATACTTTTGCAAATGCAAATGGTAATGATTTAGCAAATGAAGCATTAAGAAATGGTTTTGTTGGAAGATTAGGTGGAGTTCCTATCTATGAAACAACAAATGTTTCTAATGATGGTACAGCTGGAGACTATAAACAAGGTGTATTCCACAGAGATGCATTAGGTTTGGCTATGATGCAAGACCTGAAAATCGAAACTCAAAGAGATGCTTCTCTTAGAGCTGATGAGATTGTAGCAACAGCAGTATATGGAGTTGGAGAATTAAACGACTCTTATGGTGTTGAATTACATTCTGATTCATCAATCCAATAATAATTGGATACTTTGTGAGGGTGGGAAACTGCCCTCACTTTTAATAAAGGAGAATTTATGGATATAAAATTAACAAATGGCAAAAAGACAATAACAAGATCAAAAGAGCAATACGAAGCTAATAAAAATCACTTTAAAATGAGAGGTTATACTCCTGTTGATGCAGTAAAAAAAGAAATTAAAAAATCTAAAATAAGTGATATTGTAGATAAAGTAGTACAATTAAAACCAAAAAAAAAGACAAGGAAAAAGAAATGAAAGAATTAAAAAAATATTGGAACATGGCAAAAGATAATCCTAAAGTAACTGCTGGTGTTATTATTGCTATTGTAATTATTATTAGTTTGGTAGGTTAATATGACAAACTTTACAGGTGCTAATGTTTGTGATGTTGTAGAAATAGAAACATATCAACCAGATGTTTTTAGTTTTGGTATTGCGTCAAACGATTCTAAAGTTTCATACTACATTACTCAAACAACAAACGATATTTTTAGACAGTTAAGGATTGAGTGGTGGCCTGTATATAAAACAAATGTATATACAGATATAACTGTTTTAAATACTGCTGAAATGGTTAATACAAAAGTTAATTTAGATCAGTTCACAAGAGCTGGTGTATATTTATTTTTATCAAGATATTTTTTACCATCATTAACTAAATTTAGACCTGAAGCAGATAAAGATAGATTTGAAAGAATGATTGAATTTTATACTGCACAATACAACAAAGAAATGCAAACTATTTTAGAAGATGGTGTTGAATACGATAGCGATGCTGGTGGAACAATCTCTACAAGTGAAAGAGAACCTTTGCATGGCTTACGAAGATTAAATAGGTAATGTCAATTAATCTTTCTATTAAAACAAATCAAAAACAAGTATCAAAAAACATTAAAAGATACCAAAGCTTCTTACCCAGAGTTTTTGACAAAGGATTAAAACAAGCTGGATTTCAATTATTAGATATTATTAGAACTTTAACTGAAAAAGGAATTGATTTTAGAAGATTACCTTTTGCACCTTATTCAGAGGGATATATTAAAAGATTACAAAGAGAGGGAAAAAAAACTTCAGTAGATTTATTTTATTCTGGTCGTATGCTTGGAAGTCTTACTCCATCTTCAAGTATTAAAAAAACAGGTAAAGGCAAAATAAGTGTTGCTTTTAGTAATGCACAAATGCGTAAAAGAGCATTATTTAATCAAGTATTAAATGAACCAAAAAGAAAATTTTTTGGCTTTGATAATCGTACAGAAAAGATTATAAATAAAAGCTTTAATAGATTTGTAGCAAAAGAATTAAGACGAGCAAGAATATGAGTGTAAGAGAAAACATAGCAGCTAATATAAAAACAGTAATAGATGCCATCAGTTCTCCTGATGTCAAATTATGTACTAGACAACCTTTTGAATTAGAAGAATTATCACAACAACAATATCCAGCAGTAATAGTACAAACTTCAGAAGAAAATAGAGATGATTCTGAATTAGGAAGTGGTGCTAAAACAAGGCATGGAACTATTGATTTTGTAATATTAGGATTTGTAAAAGGTTCTGATACCAATATAGATACATTAAGAAATGCTTTAATTACAGCTATTGAAACTGCTTTAGAAAGTGATATTACTAGAGATTCCAATGCACTTGATACAGAAGTTATACAAGTGGAAACTGACGAGGGTACATTGTTCCCTGTTGGTGGAATTAGAATGGTTGTAAGATGTATGTATGAATATCAATCAGGAACTCCATAGGAGAAATAAATGGCAGATAAACTTATAGATAAAATACAAAAAAAAATAGATAAAATTGAACATTTACACGATAAAGAGTCTATGCTTTGTGAAGAAGTGAAAGACTTATTGGAAGAATTAAGAGAAGAAAAATCATTGGATGAAGATGAAGAAGATTTTGATGAAACTGAAATAGAAGATGAAGAATTAGATGAAGATGATATTGACGATACAGAAGAAAAGTAATAAAAGGATTTATGGCTAAAGACATTAAATTATATAAGGATGGAAACGAGGTTACTATTAACGAAACTCAACTTGATAATTTTTTAGATTTAGGTTGGAAACAAGAAAAACAAGAAAAACAAACAAGTAAAAAGGAAAATAAAAAATGGCAACACACTTCGGAAAAGAGGGAGTAGTTAAAGCTGGTGGAACAGGTATTGGCGAACTAACAGGTTACACACTTGAAACAACTGCTGATGTTGTAGAAGATACTCAACTATCGGATGCGGCAAAATCATTTGTAGCTGGAAGAACATCATTTTCAGGAACTTTAGAAATGAGTTATGATGAAACTGATTCTCCACAACAAACATTAACTGCTGGAACAACAATAGCTTTTATATTAGCACCAGAGGGTAATTCTTCAGGAGATCAAACTTTCTCAGGTTCTGGAATTGTAACAGGAATGAGTGTCAATGTTTCATTAGATGGAATAACTACTAGATCAGTTACTTTTCAAGGCACAGGAACATTAACAAGAGGAACTGCTT